CCGAAAACCTTTCCCCGCTGCTGGCGTAGTCGAGTTGATGATTCGTTGGTTCCTGTTCGACTCCACTGACCTTTGTGTCCGTGGGTTTAACTGGATCATGACGGAGCTCGATCAAGTTAGCGGCGCCCTTAGTGGACTAGCCGGAGTGATCTGGCCCCACGACGGGAACGGAAGCCGTCGGTCGCCCCTTCGTCAGGGTGACACCCTCCGCGGTTTAAGGAACCACCCCGCCGCCCGAGGGATGATTGCGCTTACGGTGAAGGCGTGTGTCTGGCCAGTGTTAGCATGTATATTTGGGCTCATAGGCCTTGCTATCAACACACACGCGTCTGCCCTCCTCTTTCTCTTTGCTCCCGTACTCCTCTTTCAGTTCTTTATAATGGGCACTCGACCCCTATCAAAGACGTTCTATAACGCGGCTCTTCTCACCGTGAAACTATACGTCTTCGCCACATTAGGTTATTATCTAATAGGATCCATAATGTGGCCCAAATTCGCTCTTAGTCCGGGAATACGCCACTCCTTGGTCAAAACACCCTTTCTCCCTTTATTGACCATTGCTCCTTCTGTATATTTTATAATGGGCCTTGGTGATTACAACACCCCGTTGGGACAACTCTTTTTGCCCCTAGTACTGTCGTTTGTAGTCGCCATAGCCTCAATATACTCCTTTCACTCCTGTCCTGATCACTCCTACTTTGATGTTATGAAAAACCACAATGATAGACGCTTTTGGCAAGATGAACACCCGTATCATTATATAGCTTCAACTATCATCACTCTTTATACACATTCTATGACTCACATTCTTATTTATTTAGTTATAGTTATGTACTCTAAGTCTTACACTTCCCTAAGAACCTACTTAGCAGCCGTGTGGCTGCGTTCTCAATCTTGGTATCATCCTATTATACCTTTACAACCTTTGGTTTTTCTATACATCAGCAATTATGGTCACTATGTCGGTAAAATGTATTGGTACTCATTTACCACTTCACAGGCAGCCATAATATCGTCCTTTGTGTTTTTGCTGTGCTTCTATCTGGCCAATTACTTGAGTCCCAGCAAATTAACTGACGATGAGAATCGCATAGTGACAACGTTACTACATTCCAACAGCCACCAACTAACTATTAATGTTACTTCGATGCGTGCCGATTTTGGCACCCGACCGTGCCCCGAGGTGACGCAGCACAGGGTGCATACCCATGGTTCATCTGCCAAGCACCGAACAACCAGTGCTGCGTTCATGGACGTTTACGCCCAGGCCAATGGCATGCGGGTATTTCAGTACTCCATGTCAAAAGCTGACCAACGCAATGGGCGCGTCGGGTCCCGAGGTTGGTTCTTTGCAAAAGATGTTGGAATTGATCCTTCGTATGCTGAACCCCAACCCACTGATCTATTCTGTTATGTAGATGTTGATTATTATGTCGACATGAACAAAATGCTTAATAAGTATTTCCAACCCACAATGCTTTACACGCTGGTACCAGAACATGGTGCCAACACAGCCGCAGATTACTGTTACACATTTGATGACAAAGGTAACGTCCATTACCAAGTCACAGGTGGCTCAGGCTACCGTCATCGTTTGTGGGACTACGGCCACGACACCTTAACTGCTACTTATCAGGACGATCGTGGTGTCACCTGGACAAGCATTTACTCAGTGGATCGTCGTAAGATGGGCGATGAGAGACAACTTATATTGTTGTTGCCCATAAGGCAATGGTGTGGCATTTATGCCCGCATTGCCAACAGCGAGCTGGAACATAGCTTGTTGCGACGATTAGATTGCATACGAAACGGTTACGCTGTGATACGCGGCGTGACCGTTGGGACCACCACCGTATCCCTTGCTCCGCTGGGATCATACACTGGAGTCACTATGACGCAAGCCAAGTATGATCTATTAGTGTCAGCCGTGTCTGCTACTAGGCACGAGTTGACCATAGGCGCTATACAACATCATCTCGGCAGCCCTTCGGATTCCGTACTAGTTGCCGCCTATTTCAAAGGTCTAGACGGGTATAAACCACTTGCCGCCGTTTATCCCGTGCCGGACTTTATGAATGGGTATTCGTACGACTTGGGTAGCGCTGCCGAGCCTTCCAATTACAAGATGGAGCGCATAATGCCCCCAATATACGACGCTGCTCTGACACCAGCCAGTGACCTTAAATCAGAGCAGGCAGCAATTGAGGGAAGAATTAACAAGGTCAAAAGCAAGGTTTTAAGATCAACAATCGCCATGGAACGACAAATCACTGAGTTTATTGAACATTTGATACCAGAGGAAGCTAAACACTCGTTAATTCCCACTGATCTCGACTATGTGTTCGAGAAACAGGATAGGAAGACCCAGCGCTCATTGATTGAGCGGTCGTTCATTGAAAGTTTCAAAGATCGCATTGAATCCTTTTTGAAGGCAGAAACTTATCAGAAGATTGCTGATCCTCGCGTCATATCAACATTGCCACCCAAAGTTAAGGTACATTACTCGCGCTATATGTATGCTCTTAATGGAGCAGAATTTATAAAGAAACGCAAGTGGTACGCTTTTGGGAAGAAGCCTGAGGAAATATCAGCCCGTGTAGCCGAAGTATGCACTAAGGCCGAGCACGTCATCAACACAGACTTCTCCAGGTTCGACGGACATTATTCTAATTTGTTACGCGATGTTGAACGACGCATATTACTGCGAGCCTTTAAAACCGAACATCATCCTGAGCTCATTGAACTACATGAAAAACAATATAAGATGAAGGGATCAGGTAAGTTCGGCACAAAATATGACACTGATTACACCAGAGCATCTGGATCACCCGAGACCAGTTGCTTTAACACACTCAGCAACGCGTTTGTGGCATATTGCGCACTGCGTAAAAAGCTCCCTTCAGATGCAGCCTTTAAAGGGCTAGGCATCTACGGAGGCGACGACGGCTTTACCGCCGACGTCTGCTCTTCCGACTATGTGCAGGCATCAGCTGATGTGGGACAAGTCCTCACAAGTGAGGTTGTCCACCGTGGTCAACTGGGGGTCAAGTTTTTGGCTAGAGTATACTCCCCCGCGGTATGGAATGGTGTACCTGATTCCTGTTGCGACATCTTGCGACAGGTTGGGAAGCTCCATTTGGCGACGAAGGTCCCAGGGCTCACCCATAAACAACGTGTCATACTGAAGGCACAATCTTTCCAATTGTCTGACGCTAACACCCCTATCATTGGTGATTTTGCAAACTGGGTCATGGATCATAACACTGACGATGTCAAGGTTAACCATGAGGTAGCCCACTTGGTTGCTAATCACAACTATACTGAACCAGGCCAATATCCCAATGAAAATTCCAATGACTGGATGTCATTGGTCATGGAGCGTGACTTGCCCTTATTCGATTATGGTTCGTTCTTGACATGGCTTGCTGCTCATGATCTGACACATTTGAGTCAAATGCCTCAGTTCAATCCGCAGAAAAATCACACCACCACAGTACCTGTGGTACTGCGTGGTGAAATTCTGCTACCAGAGAGTAAGGCCGAGACCAAAACCGAGATAAAGCAAGAAATTCCCCCAGCATCAGCTGGGGACAACAAAGCCTTAGTTCCTGTGGAGGACAAGAAGCCGTTATCTCCTTCTGCACGTTCAATGCCACAACCACAGGGCTTAGACAACAAGGCTAAGCGTAAGACTAAGCCACTAACCGGACCAGCCTTAGAGCGTAAAGCTAAATTTGATAAGATCAAGGCTGAAAAACAGGCCAAAGGCACCTGGATAGACAAGCCTAAGGAAACCTTTGAGCAGATGAAGGCCCGTAAAGTGGCGGCAGGCACCTGGCGTGAGCCAAGGGCGTCTGCCTCAAAATAGCCCCATAATGGGCTTGGGGCTTGGAAAGTACTTAAATAGACGAAATCCGATTCAACTTATGAGCGATCGTAAGAAATCACGTACCAAGCCGAAACGCCCCGCAGTAAGGCAACGGCGACGGGCTGCTCCCAAGCGAAGACTAGCAAAGCCTAGAAACGCCCTCGTCACTCGGACGGCACCCGTCGCAGTTGCTTCATCCTTGAAAACCTCAACACCCAACTTTATTGCGTTACCAAACGGTGATTGCAGAATTAAACATAGAGAATTCATTGTCAACTTAACCTCAGCTCCCATTCCAACTGATAATAAGACTGCCTTGTTGCCCATTAATCCTGGGTTGCCGGCCGTCTTTCCTTGGTTATCTAGCATTGCTAGGAATTATGAATCGTACAAGTTTAACATGCTTAAATTTCATTATCTCTCTGCATCACCCACTGCCATTGGAGGCACGATCATCATGGCTGTTGATTATGACGCCCGTGATGACCCACCAACTACTAAACAACAATTTATGGCTTATAGGTCTTCTGTTCGCACTGCCCCATGGGCTAGTGTTACCCACAACTCGTTGCTGTCAGACTTATCAAAACTTAAACAGTTTTTCGTTCGAGCAGACACACAACCAGTGGGAACGGACATTAAGACATATGATGTCGGCAATCTTAATATTTGGATCGAGGTATCTAATGCCCCTGATCTGTTTGTGGGTGAGCTTCATGTTGAATATGATGTCACCTTCTTTACACCACAAGCATCTATACCAACAGCCATTGTAGCTTCACACCAAGGTGGTGAATTTATACCCTCTGCACCGTATAACACTGACCCGTTTGCGGGTTCAGTGTATTCCCCAGGGTATAACTCGTTCGAGGTCGATACAAAGACTAACTCGCTTATTCTTAAGACCTTGGACAAGTTCATCTACAACTTCGGTGGCCAACACTCATTCAGTTCGACTACCGTAACTGGTGCTAACTTGTTGGCACCAACAGCAGGGGCTGGTACCGTCACCCATGAATATTTCAGTGACAACGGTACCCAGTTTGCTGACGTTTGGAGTATTATTCCAACCATCGTACCCCTGGTGTTACCTTACGTGTTGCTACACTCCTCTGGCACTATTTCTTTATCCAATTGTAAGGGTTTCTTATCTTGTATCCCTTAGACTGTCACCTAGAGACTATACTGGGGCAGGAAACTTCACGGCACTCTGACTGTCACCCGTGAATTCCTACTTTTCCGTAAGTCCCCCTTGGAAAATCAATGCAAGGACCGATACAACCAGCACAACCAATTTATGGTGAATGTAATGGTGTACCTCTCCTTTTCTTGATGAGACAAGGGCCAATAACTCTGCAGGTCATCAGGTTCTATGATGGTAGGTCGTGCTTCTTTGCACATACCTTCATAGTGCCTGCTGTTCCGGACTGCGAC